GATTTCTAGCGTCAACACCTTGTAGTGCGTTAGGACTATGTTTGGGGAGTACATAGGACGCAAAACTCCCCGCCACAATCGGGAGGATTAAATGATTGAATCAATTATGTGTCTAGCCATGGCGATTTACTTTGAAGCAAGAGGTGAGCCCATGGTGGGGCAAGTGGCGGTTGCTCAAGTTGTTGTGAACAGAGTTAATGACCACAGATACCCAAATGATGTATGTGAAGTTGTTAAACAAGGTTATTATTATACATGGGATAAAAACAAACCTATTCGGGATAAATGTCAATTTAGTTTTTGGTGTGATGGTAAGCCTGAAATTGTAAATGACATGATGGCTTGGGGTTTTGCTATTGATATAGCTGAAGCTACAATGGCAGGCTATCTATATGATACCACAAGCGGTGCTACTCATTACCATGCAGACTATGTTAACCCTAGTTGGTCATATAAGTTCACAAGGACTGTTCGTATTAACGACCATATATTTTATAGAAGAGAGATGGAATGATACTTAGACCTTATCAAGATGTGGCAGTTAACTCTGCTATTAAATCATTAAACAAACATAAAAATACAATAGTCGTTGCACCAACGGGTGCGGGTAAAACTATTATGCTATCGTCTTTGATAGGGAAGATGCACAAGGAGAACAATAAAGTATTGGTGTTACAACACCGTGATGAACTTGTTAATCAAAATATGGACAAGTTTAAAAAGATAAATCCTAATATATCAACGAGTATTTTAAATGCTGATGAGAAGGATTGGTCAGGTGATGTAGTGTTTGCCATGGTACAAACGCTGTCAAGGCCGAACAATTTATCAAGTATGCAGCGGGTTAATCTAATTATTATTGATGAGAGTCATCATACTATAGCAAATTCTTGGTTGAATATAATTAAAGAATCAAAAGAAATTAATCCAAATGTTAGGGTAGCAGGGTTTACAGCCACTCCTAATCGGGGTGATGGCAAGGGTTTAAAGCAGGTTTTTTCTAATTGTTCACACCAAATAGAGATAGCAACACTTATCCGTGAAGGTTTTCTTGTATCACCTAAAACATTTGTAATTAATGTCGGAGTGCAAAAAGAACTTAGTCAAGTTAGAAAAACGATTGATGAATTTAACATGGACGAGGTAGCTCGTATCATGAACAAAAGACCTATTAATGAACGGGTTGTTAATGAATGGCATGAAAAAGCATCAGACCGTAAGACAGTTGTTTTCTGTTCTACAAAGAACCATGCTAAAGATTTATGTGATGAGTTTGTAAAGCAAGGTGTTCGGGCAGAAGTTCTTACAGGAGACACAAAGAAAGATGTTCGGGTTAATATGCTGCACAGTTTGTCGCATGGTGATTTGCAGGTTGTAATTAATGTGGCGGTGTTGACTGAGGGTTTTGACTCACCTCCTGTATCTTGTATTATTTTAACAAGACCTTGTTCGTATAAATCAACAATGGTGCAGATGATTGGCAGAGGTCTTCGTACCATTGATCCAGGTGAACACCCGAACATAATTAAAACTGAGTGTATAGTTTTAGATTTTGGAACATCAATATTAACTCATGGTGAGTTAGATGAAGAAGTTAACTTAGATGACGTTGCATCAAACGAGAATGGTCAAGCACCACAAAAACAATGTCCTGAATGTAATTCAGTAGTTCCTTTGGGTGTTCGTGAGTGTCCTATATGTGGTCATGACTTTGCTAAAGAAGAAGAAAAGAAGCTCAAAGAATTTAATATGACAGAGGTTGAATTAATAAATCTTTCTCCGTTTCGTTGGATTCGGGTTTTTGATACTGATAAATGTTTAATGGCATCAGGATTTAATGGCTTTGCTATGGTTGTTAATTTAAACGATACGTTTTTTGGGTTTACAAAGTCAAGAAATGATAAATTAAGAGTAGTTAGTGTAGGAACTAAGAAACAAGCTATTGCATCTGCTGACGACTTTCTAAGGAAGATTGAGAGCAATAGTAATGCTAAAAAGAATAAGCGGTGGTTAAATGAACCAGTAAGTGAAAAACAAAAGAGCATATTGATTAAAAAAGGTTATAGAATTAATCCTTTTGATTTTTCTTGGACAAAATATAAGGCGGCTTGTCTTATAAATTACTTGTTTAACAAAAAAGAAGTTGATTTTCTTATTTATAAGAAACAAAAAGAAATAAGAATACAAGAGCGGTCAGACAAAGTAAGAAGAGAAAGACTTGAATATTTAAACAGAATTTCAGGTAAAGCATACTAAACAATGATAGGTGATTAAATGCCATTAGTTGAAGTCAATATGATATTAGATTGTGAAGAGGAAGTAAAACAAGTTGGGTTTTATACACCGCTTGAATATTATGTATTAGATCGTGATGATTTATTAAAAGGTATTAAAAAAGAAATAAACAAAATGTATTTTTTGTTTACAGATTGTAATTATGCAAGTGCCATGGCCATACATGAAGGTGATATTGTTGCTTCACTTACAATGAAAAATATAAAAACAAAGAAAAATAAAATTATAACAGATTGGATAGAAGATTGTCTTATGATTCATTAAAAAAAGTAGGTAAATTGTTCGGTCAAGTAGGCTGGAATAAAAGATTTACAGAGTTGGACGAGCAAGATGTCCTGTATTTAATTTCAAGTATTCAACAAATGAAGGATATAGAAGATGACGTTAACGAAACTTATTTGGCAGCAATCTGGCTCAAATTCAACATTAGCGACAAAGAAGCAGAATTCCCATTCGGAAAAAATAAGCCGAACAATGTCGGAAATGATAGATCAAGCAATACTGGACAAACAGAAAAAACAGGAACCTAGAAAATATTTAGGTGCTTCGTCTCTCGGAGATGCTTGTTCACGCAAGATACAGTATAGGTATATGGGTAAAAAGCCAGATAAAGAGAGTGAGTTTAGTGCTAAGTTGTTAAGAATATTCCAGTTTGGTCATGTAATTGAAGATATGGCTCATGGTTGGATATACAATGCTGGCTTTGATCTTAAAAGCACTGATAAAAATGGCGAACAATTTGGTTTTTCAATAGCAGATGATCAGATTCGAGGTCATATAGATGGCGTTATATGCGGTGGATCAAGTGAGTTTAAGTATCCTATGTTATGGGAGTGTAAATCTGCTAATGACAGGAGTTTTAATGAGTTTGTTCGGAAAGGTGTAAAGCAAGTTAATTTAACGTATGCTTCACAGATTGCTTTATATCAAGCATATATGGATTTAACAGACAATCCTGCTTTATTTACGGTTGTTAACAAAAATACTTGTGAAATTTATATAGAATTTGTTGATTTTGATAAAGAGTTAGCTCAAAAGACAAGTGATAAAGCTGTTGAAATTTTAACAGCAGTGAAGCATGATGAAATTTTACCAAGAATTGCTATGGATTCAGATTATTTTTTATGTAAAAGATGTGAATTTAGAAATACTTGTTGGAATTAAACCCGAACAATTTAGGGATTGCTCGGGTCTAGGTGTAAATGGTATATAGGAGTACAATATAATGCGTATAGTGCCTTTTGACAACACTAAATATAGTGTTACAGCAAAAGAATTAGTTGATGAAATATCCAGAAAAGTACCAAGTCAGGTGCAAATAGATGTTCTTCGGGAGACTTTTCCACAAGGTCAGGTTAAAGGCCATTTGTTTTCAATCGGGTCTTTACAGGGAGAAGCGGGTAAATCTTTAAAAATAGATATTGATCCTCGGAGTCCATACTTCATGAAGGGTCAAGATTTTAATGGTAGTGATGGTGTTGGAGGTATCGTCAAGATACTGATGGAAGGTAGAAACATGAAGCTATCAGAAATTAAGAAGATGTTTGCAGACTACCTGGGGGAAACAAGCAACTTTGTTCGGCAGCAGCCAGCAGAGAATCCTGTAAAAGTCCAGATCAACTGGCAAACACCATACGATTCGGAGTATTTGTACAAAAATTCTGAAGGTCAGGTGATATGTGCTGTGCGTAAATACCTTGTTCGGGATAATTCAGGTAATCCTGTACTGGATACACATGGTAAACCTAAGAAAGAATTTAGGCAGTTTACTGGTAATCACCCATATCCTCGCATGCCTGATGTCAGACCATTGTATAATATCCCGAACATTTTAGCTTCGGATACAATTATCTGGGTAGAAGGTGAGAAGTGTGCAGATGCACTAAATAACTTAGGTTACACAGCTACTTGCACTATGGGAGGTGCGGGTATGCTCACTAAGAAGTCAGCATCACAGTATGACTTTTCTCCATTGCAAGGCAAGGAGCTTATCTTATGGGCTGATAATGACAACGCTGGTAAAAAATTAGCTGAGCTGGTTCAGGAGTTAGCCCTGAACGCTAATGCTAAGTCAGTCAAGATGCTTACACTTCCTCGGGGTAAACCTGAAAGATGGGACGCTGATGACGCTATTTCTGAGGGTTTTGATATTAATGGCTTTCTCAGTACACCTAATAATGTAACAAAACATAATATTAACCTGCTGGACGATAGTATGCTGGTATCCAGATTTACTGGCGTTGCACCCGAACAAAAATTTATAGTAGATTCTACATTTCCGCTCGGGGTTCCTATAATTTTATCGGCAGCGGGTGATGCTGGTAAGGGTATGTTAACACTAGATTTGGCTATGAAGGTAGCTTCGGGGGCTTCTATGACCAGTTCCTTCGGGGCAAATGTAACAGAGTTCGGGAATGTAGTCATATTTACAGCAGAAGATGATGAAGCTGAGATGCACAGGAGAATCCAGCGTCTTGACCCGAACAATAATCGGCTGGAATACAATCATGAGCTTCGGGTCGTTGCTTTGCCTAACGCTGGTGGTGTTTTCCCTATATTACAGCAAATACACGGGGAGTTTACAACTTCTGCTGAGTTTGAGCGTATATACGAACAAATATTACAGATCAATAACCTGAAGCTGATCATATTTGATCCACTGGCTTCTTTTGTTCATGCAGATGTAAATTCTGATCCAGCAGCAGGGGCTGCTTTAACGGGGCTAATGTCGAAAATAGGTTCGGAAACTGGAGCTTCAGTGATGATGTGCCATCACATGACCAAGGTTAAAGATGATGCCGTTATATCAACACCAGAACAAGCCAGAAACCTTATTCGGGGTACTTCTGCCCTTGTAGACGGTGTGCGTTGTGCTTTTGCGTTGTGGCAGGTAGATGAGAAGTCTGCAAAACGCCAATGTAAGGAACTGAACATAGAGTATCAGCGTAATCGGTGCTTTGACGGGGCGGTTGTCAAGTCGAACGGGGTTGCAAAAAGACAGGTGCGTAAATTTGTTCGGGATTTAAACACTGGACTGCTGGTTGATCGCAGTGAAGATATTGAACAACTGAATATGGGAACTAATCGGGATAACAGAAAGACTGCCATATACGAGTGGATTGGTCGTTGTGAACGGGAGGGTAGGGCTTTATCCCAACAGGGCGGTGCTGATTCTTTGATAAATCGCATGTCTGATGCTGACGCTCCTGAAGTCCTGAACAATTTATCTCAACGGGTACTGGACGGTATTGTTCGGGAACTTATAACTGAGAATCGAATTGACAAGTACAGTTTTAGTACTGCTGGTGGTCGTAAGTGGCTTGGCACGACAGTCGGGGTGATGAGTCGGGGTGAATATGAAGCAACGACTGCCAGAGATAATATATAAACCCGAACATTTATCCCATGAAGGCTCCAGGCCGAACAAAGTTCCAGCTGCAGCTCCCTGTAAAAAAAAACCAGCAGAAATAACTGCTGGTTAAGTGTGGAGGAAATAATATGAGTGTTATTTTTACAATAAATTATTTTTTTTGCTTGTAAAATGTTTTTTTATGATTATTGTTTACTTATGGGATTTTCCCATGTAGTATTAAATTATTAATTACAGGAGTAAAGAATGACAAAATTATATATCGCATACGGTAGTAACCTTAATCTTAGCCAAATGGCTTTTCGTTGTCCTAATGCAAAACAATTAGGTAGTTTATATATTCCAAATTGGAAGTTAGTATTTCGTGGTGTTGCAGACATTCAACCGTCAACCAATAATCATGATATGTTACCCGTGGGTTTATGGGAGATTACAGAAGAGTGTGAGCAGGCATTAGACTTGTATGAGGGTTTTCCAAACTTATATGGTAAAATAGAAATCATGGGTATGATGACTTATACTATGAACAGTACGAGTTTTTCTCCGCCATCTAACAGTTACTTTAATTGTATCAAAGAAGGTTATAAGGACTTTGGTTTAGATACTTCTCATTTATACAATTCTTTAGGGTGGTCGCATTGCCATCATGTGCATACTAATA